GATGAACAGAAAGCGTTCTTGGAGAAAATCGGACAGGTTGCTCCATCAACACCCGCACCAGCGAAACCAACAAAGAAAGATGAGGAATAACTGAAATGGCAGTTTTCTTAAATAATGGCGTATCCGTAACTGTGAACTCAGTTGATCTCTCTGACCACGTTACAAGCATTACACTCAACCGCACATTCGATGAACTCGAAGTGACAGCAATGGGTGACTCAGGTCACAAGTACGTCAAGGGATTAGAAGCATCTTCTATCACTCTCGACTTCCTTAACGACACAGCTACAGGCGAAGTACTCCAGACTCTACAAGCAGCGTGGGGAACAAACGTCACAGTAGTAGTCAAGCAGACTTCTGCAGCAGTATCAGCGACAAACCCTTCTTACACAATGACAGCACTTGTAAACAACACAACCGATATTAACGGCGCAGTTGGAGACCTTGGCACACAGAGCGTAACTTGGAACGTCTCAGGTACAATCGCAGTTGCAACTTCCTAATAACTAACTAAGGGGCTAACAATGGCAAAGCTAAAGGTAACAAGGGCAGACAACTCAGTAACAGAGTACGAGATTACTCCGCTAATTGAATACGCCTTTGAGCAATACGCCAAGAAGGGCTTTCACAAAGCTCTTATCGAAGATCAGAAGCAGTCAGACGTTTACTGGCTGTGCTGGGAAGCAATTCGACGTTCGGGTGAAACAGTCAAACCTTTCGGGGAACAGTTCCTTGAGACTCTCAAGTCAGTTGAGGTCTTAGAGTCTGACCCTTTAGGGTAGATCGGAACTCCCTCACCTATCTCGCAGCTCGCTTGAGTTACGAGTATGGAGTTCCTTTCAACACCATTGTGGAATTACCTGCAATGGCTTTCAAGGCACATGTAGAAGTCCTCAAGGACATAGCGAAGGAGCGAAGCGATGCCAGTAAAACTGCAGGGCGCGGTCGCACTTCGTAAGGCTCTGGCTATTGTCGAGCCTACATTGGCAAAAGAAACTACTAAAGAGATTGCGTCATTCCTCAAGCCAGTTGTGCGCGATGCGCGTGGCTTTTTACCTAGCAACGAGCAAGCTCCTAGTGGTTGGCTACAGCGTCCTAACGCTGGTGGTCGTTGGGCAACTCGTTATTACGATCAAGGCATTGCTCGAAAAGGTATTACCTACAAGGCAACCCCTAGCAAAGCAAACCGCAACGGTTTTCAAGCTCTTGCTTCTATCTTTAATAAATCCGCCGCTGGTGCTATCTATGAAACCGCAGGACGCAAGTCAGGTGTTACTGGAAACTTTAGCCCTAAGCTCGGTGGAAAGTTGTCGGGTCAAGGTCAGAAGATGACAGGGCGCGCAATCTTTAGAGCCTTTGAAGAAGATCGTGGCAAGGCTCAAGATGGTGTCGTTAAGGCAATCTTCAAGGCTAAAGACAAGTTCGACTCTATGAAGGATAAGGTCTAATGGCAGATTTAAGAATTGACTTAGCAGCCGAGTTCAAGGGCAAGAAGGCATTCAAGGAAGCTGACAAGGCGACCACAAACCTAGACAAAGCCGTTGGCAAGTTAGGCAAGCAGTTAGCCTCAGTCTTTGCCGTCACTAAGGTGGTCCAGTTCGGTAAGGCTTCTGTCAAGGCTTTCATCGAGGACGAGAAGGCAGCCAACCAGTTAGCAGTCGCAGTTAAGAACCTTGGTCTAGCCTTTGCCCAACCAGAAATTAACAATTACATTTCAAAGCTAGAAGCGACTTCTGGCATTGTGGACGACCAATTACGTCCAGCCTTTCAAGCATTGCTTACAACTACTGGATCACTTACCAAGTCTCAGGAGCTTCTCGGTCTAGCAATCGAAGGAGCGAGAGGTAGCGGTAAAGACCTCACCACGGTTGCAACGGACTTGGCTCAGGCTTATGTCGGCAACACTCGAGGACTTCGTAAGTACAATTTAGGTCTTACTCAGACACAACTTAAAACCGCTTCATTTGCAGAAGTCCAACAGAAGTTTCAACAGCAGTTCTCTGGGGCTAATCAGTCTTATCTCGCGACCTATGCTGGAAAGTTAGACATTCTTACAGTTGCAGCAGATAACGCCAAGGAGACAATTGGCAAAGGTCTAGTCGATGCTCTAGTTCTTGCAGCAGGCAAAGAAGGCGACGTGCAAGATGTAGCCGACGCAATGGGCGCATTGTCAAACTACACAGCGGACGCGGTTCGTGGCGTTGGCGTATTGGCTGGCAAACTTGGCGGATTAGATAAACAGTTCACAGGCGGCTTCCTAAGCAAGTTGATTGAACTTGGCACTTACACCTCAGTCCCTAACATCTTGGCACGACTTGGTGACAGCGCTCAAGCCAGACCAACAGCAGGACGACGTTTCATGGGTGGCTCACAGGCTAACCTTTATGACTCAAGCGCAGCAGCTGAGAAGAAGTTTCAGGATCAACAGAAGAAACTTATCGCAGCGCAGACAAAGGCAACCAAGGCGCTTACAGCAGAACAGAAGAAGCAAGCCGCTCTTAAAAAGGCTGGCACAATCTTTGACCTAGAGCAGATTCAAATCATCGCTGCGCTTAAGAACAACATCTCGGCAGAAGAACGCAAGCGACTAGAACTACAGTTTGCTTTGCTTCTGGGCAACGAAGAAGAAGCTCGTCGTCTTACTTATGAACTAGCCAAGGCTCAAGGACTAGGCGAGCAGATTGCCCGTGACCTTGCAAGCCTTCCTATGGCTAATAACCCTTTCGCTTCATGGGAAGCCTATCTCGACAAGATTGCGGAGAAGGCTCGACAGATTGCTAGCATGACAGTCAATGCGCCACTTGGTACAGCTGCGGCAGCAGCAGCGTCAGGCACAGCGGTCTCTAGCAACGTCTCAACTAACGTCCCAGTCATGGGCTTTACTCCACCACCAAGCGGCACTTACGGCACTCCTACAGGTGCGGTGCAAGGTCCACAGGTAATCGAGTTAAAGATTACAGGCGATGGAGACCTCACTAACACAATCGCTAAGAACCTTATGCAGCAGAGCCTTTCATCTGGAAACCAGACCTACGTCAATCGACGCACAGGTGGTTTTGAGTGAGCCTACCTGCACAAATAGCGGTCAGCTTCGACTTTAGCTCGGGAGCAACTTTTGGGGCGGGGTTCGTCATAGGGTCTCCAGATAACGGAGTCATCGGCGTTAACCGCTTTGGCTCATCGGATGTAGTTATTCCTACAGTTGATCTAACGCCTGACGTGTATTCCATCTCAATCCGTCGCGGGCGTAACATCATGAAGGATACCTACGAGGCTGGCACAGCCATTGTGAGAGTACTAGACCCTCAAGGAAACTTTAACCCACAGAACCCAGATTCTCCGTACGCAGGTTATTTATCACCTTTGCGTAAGCTCCGCGTGTCAGCGACTACAGCAACGGCAGAACATTTCTTATTCAGCGGATATGTAAATGATTACCGTTATTTCTTTCCTCAAGGGCAGGAGACCGCTTACGTCGATATCCTTTGCACAGACGGCTATCGCCTACTCCAGATGGCTAACGTCGGAACTATTGCAGACACTCCAGCAGGACAAGACACTGGCACACGCATTGGCAAGATTCTTGATGACGTTCAGTTCCCAGCCAGCATGCGCTCCATTGCAACAGGCGTAACCACTTGTGTGGCTGATCCTGCAACTATTCGCACAACACTAGAAGCAATCAAAAACGCTGAGTTTTCAGAAGGTCTAGGCGCTTTCTACATGAGTCCAGACGGCACAGCCGTGTTCAAGTCTCGCAGCGATGTAGCTGCAACCCTAGGCGAAACCGCTATTGAGTTTGACCAGACAACAGGTATCCCTTACAAAAACCTCAAGTACGCCTTTGATGACAAACTCATCATTAACGATGTCAGGTTCAACCGCGTAGGCGGTACAGCCCAGAACGTCTTTAGCCAGACTTCTATTGATAAGTATTTCCCTCATGGCTTGACTCAAGAGAACCTCATTGCTGAGACAGACGAGATTGTTGCTGGCATTGCTGGCAATTACGTCAATACTCGCAAAGAAACCACAATCCGCATTGACGAGATGACTGTGGACTTGCTAGACCCAGCAGTACCAACCGACACAATGATTGGTTTGGACTACTTCGACAACCTTAAGATTACAAACGTGACCCAAGAAGGTTCAACGATTGTGAAAACCCTGCAAGCGCAAGGCTTTGCATGGGATATAACCCCAAACAAGATGACCGTATCTATAACAACACTAGAGCCCATTCTAGATTGTTTCATTATAGGCAGCTCGACATACGGTATAATCGGCACATCTACATTGAGTTACTAGGAGCAAAATGGCAACCTTTCCAGTCACCACAGGCGACGTACTAACAGCGGCAATCTATAACTCGCTAACCGCCTTTACAGTCGGTGCAGATAACACAACCGACTACACAGCGGTTCTTGCGGATCAGTACCAAGTCCTAGAAGTCATGAACAAGGCAACAGCAGTAGCCTTCAAGATTCCTACAAACGCCTCAGTAGCGTTCCCAGTAGGAACAGCAATCACTATTCTTAACAAGGGCGCAGGAGCGGTAACAATCTCAGCCGTGACCTCAGGCACGACTACAGTTCTTTCAGCAGGTGCAGTTGCAGCTTCTCCAACCTTGGCTCAATACAAGACAGCAGTCTGCATCAAGACTGCAACAGACGTTTGGTATGTCGTAGGTGGCATTGCTTAATGCTCAACGTAATTTCTGGAACTCTTAGCGCAGGTGCACCACCTGTAAGCCCTACCTCCTATGAGTCTATTGCAACCGTAACGGTAGGCTCAGGCGGTTCGAGTTCTATCTCGTTTACCTCAATTCCTAGCACTTACAAGCACTTGCAGATTCGCGCTATTGGCAGAAGCACTACAACAGTTGCTGATTCCACCTATAGATTTAACTCCGACTCAGGCTCAAACTATGCCTTTCACCTATTGGTTGGCAACGGCACAGCAGCTCAAGCTTTCAGTTCAACCAGCCAAACATTTCTTAAGGCTTCCCCATACATTGACACAAACTCAAATACTTTTGGAGCAGGTGTAACGGATATTTTGGATTATGCAGATACAAATAAATATAAAACCGTTCGCACGCTAACTGGCATGGAAAACAACAATGCAGGCAACGCACAGATTCAGTTCTTCTCTGGACTGTGGCAATCAACCACGGCAATTACTTCTATAACAATTACACCTTCTTCTAGTAATTACGCTGAATATTCATCATTCGCGCTCTACGGGATAAAGGGGTAAATCATGGCAGCAGGTTCAACCTACACCCCGATTGCGACTACTACATTGGGAAGTGCAACTTCAAGTGTAACTTTCAGTTCGATTAGCGGTTCTTATACAGATATCATTCTGGTAATAAATGCAAAGCAAACTGCTACCCCTAACAGATGGACAACCATTCGCCTTAATTCAGATACAGGCTCTAATTACTCTTACACAAGTTTAGAGGGCGACGGCTCTTCAGCGGGCAGTTATCGCGAAAGTAATCAAACCAGAGGTGCAATAAGTTTTAAGACCTCGACTGCTAACTGGGGTCAAAACACGGTTCATTTCCAAAACTACAGCAACTCAACAACCTACAAATCTTGGTTAAGTCGTGGAGGTGCAGCTGATACTGGAGTTGTGGCTATTGCTGGTTTATGGCGTAGCACTTCGGCAATCACCACAATTCTCATTACTCTTGAAGGCTCAGGGCAAAACTTCGATACAGGCTCAATGTTCACCCTCTACGGAATTCAGGCGGCATAATGGCAAACACCTTTGAACTTATCGCTTCTTCTACTGTGGGCTCTGGTGGGGCTGCTTCTATTGACTTCACGAGTATTCCTAGTACTTACACAGACCTTTGCCTAAAGATGTCTTTGCGTAACAGTTATGCTGGCACTTATGTATCTGGCAAGCTAACAGTGAATGCAAATGGTTCTAGCATTTATACCTCCAAAATTCTTGCAGGTGGCGGCTCTAGCGTGGCTAGTGGCTCTTACGGACCAGCAACAAAATTAGAGTGGGGACCAGCAGGAGCAAATACTTTAACGGCTAATACATTTAGCAACGTTGAAATGTACTTCCCGAATTACACAAGTTCAAACAACAAATCTATATCCATTGATGCTGTAATGGAAACCAACGATGCTACAAATAACGCCTTGCAATTATGGGCAGGGTTAGCAGCAACTTCCTCGGCTATTTCCAGCATCGAAGTAAATTTCAATGCTGGTTCTTGGATGCAATACTCAACCGCCTACCTATATGGAGTAAAAAATGCCTAACCCAACACGAATCGAAATCAACTGCGAAACAGGCGTTGAGTCAATCATTGAATTAACCGATGCTGAGGTTGCTGAACTTGCTTATCAGGCAGAGTTAGCAGCCGAGAAGAAGGCAGAAGAAGATGCGAAGGCAGAAGCTGACGCTACTGCTAAGGCTGCACTTCTTGAGAAGCTAGGGATCACAGCAGACGAAGCGAAGCTCCTACTAGCGTGACACCTAAGTTATGCAAAGCGGGGCAACAGTTAAGGCTTCAAGTCGATGATAGTTACCTTGACAGAGACCGCACCTCCGATGGCTGGATTGGCGACACACGTCATTCAGCGCGTCCTTCTGATCACAATCCTGATGCAGCGGGTATCGTCAGAGCGATTGATATTGACAGGGATTTATCTTACGACTCCAAGCCCGACCTCATGCCTGACCTTGCAGATCAGATACGACTCTGCGCTAAACGTGGCGATAAGAGAATCTCTTATGTCATCTTCAACGGAAAGATATCCTCTTCCAAGAAGGGCTGGGCTTGGCGACCTTATAGCGGAATCAATCCTCACACTAAGCATTGCCACGTTTCGTTTACTAAGGCGGGCGACGCAGATAGTTCGTTCTTTAATATCCCAATGCTAGGAGGCAAATAATGGAAGCAATTATCATCGGTGGACTAGGACTTATGGCTATACCTGCTATTCGTGCTGCTATTAAGGCTTACCGCGCAAAGAAGGCAATTGCAGACGTAGTAGTCGATGCGGTCGAAGCAGCGGTTGATGCGGTAGATAAGAAATGACACAACAGGACTTCTTCACCCTTTACATCGCCACACTAGGCATATTAGGAGGTTTGTCGGGTTACGTCATTACTCACTTGCTCTCTGAAATTAAGCGACTCAATTCGCGTGTCGATGAGATTTACAACATACTTCTAGACCGATAATAAAGTCATGGCGAAGAAGCGACCAGTCATAGACCTAGACACTTACTCAGCTCTTGATGCTTATGCAATCGCGCTGAACGAGTATTACAAGTCATTGCGCAAGGCAGGGTTCACAGAGACCCACGCCTTCTGGATACTCGCTGATCGCGATTCCTTTCCTGATTGGATTATTCCTAACCTTCCCAATCGAATCGATAACCTACCCTACGAGGACGACGACGAGGATTAACAGCCTATGAAAAAAGTGGTTATTTTGTCCGACCTTCAAGTTCCTTTTGAAGATGTACATGTAGTCCAGAACATAGCACGATTCCTCAAAACCTTTAAGCCAGACCAGACAGTCACCATTGGTGACGAGATTGACTTTCAGACAATTAGCAAGTGGTCAGAAGGCACACCTCAAGCCTATGAGCAGAGCCTTGGCGATGACCGAGACCGCTGCGTTGATCTTCTATGGGAGTTAGGCGTAACCGACTGCATCAGGTCTAACCACACAGACCGCCTATACAACGTAATCATGAAGAAGATACCCTCATTCCTATCTTTGCCAGAGTTGCGCTTTGAGAAGTTCATGAAGTTCGACGAGCTTGGCATTACCTTCCACAAGAACCCTATGGCTATCGCTCCTAACTGGATTGCAGTCCATGGTGACCATACACCTATCAAGAACCTAGGTGGTCTCTCAGCCCTTGAAGCAGCCCGTAGGCATGGCAAGAACGTTATCTCAGGACATACCCACAGAGCAGGGCGTAGCGCCTTCACAGAAGCCTCTGGTGGGCGTTTAGGGCGTGTTCTACACGGAGTTGAGGTAGGAAACCTAATGGACTTTAAGCAAGCCTCATACACCAAGGGAACGGCTAATTGGCAGCAAGCCTTTGCCATCATGTACGTCAAGGGATCTAACGTGCAAGTGGACATTATTAACATTGAGAAGAACGGCACGTTTATTGTGCAGGGCAAGGTCTATGGAAGGGTTCGCTAGACCAGACTTTGGAGACGAAACTGTGGACGAAATCGTTATCGTTTCGTTATCAAAGAATGGTGGTTGTTTCGCCCGTATGCCCTAAAGTTCTTCTTGTAGCGGAGATACCAGCTACAGAAGGGCTCAAAATGAACAAGTTAGACCTACTCCTAGAACGTGTAGTTTCACGTCATGCAGCTAATCTTGGACTTTCACAGGATCTAGTTGACCAAATGGTTAAGGAAATTGCAATCTGCGTCGAGCAGGGTTATAACACCCGCGCTGAACTTATCCAGCTAGTTAAGAAGGAGATTGCAGCATGACAATAGGACAGATCATAGTCTTCGCGGCTATCGTCTTTGCGTTCTGGCTAGGCAATCGCTCTGGCTACGCTAACGGATATGTCGCAGGACGTAAGGCAGTACGCAAGCATTACGAAAAGCTCGAACAGCAGTTCAAGGTTAGCCGATGAACGCCAATGAACTTTTACAATCAGCAGGGGACACTATCAGCGTCCGCAACGCTACTCATGGTGACAGTAAAGACAACATGCGCAGAACCGCAATGCTCTTATCTGCATATCTTGAAACTCCAATACATGACTATCAAGTCGCAGTCATCATGCAGCTCGTCAAGATTAGCAGAACACAAGAGAGCCCATTCTTGCTCGACCATTGGCTCGACCTGCTTGGTTACGGAGCTATTGCAGGAGAACTCGCCCTTAGAGAGGAACTTGACTAGTGTTTAATTTGGAAGATTATGAGACAGTTGAAGAACGACTTGTAAAGTATTGGAAGGATCACCCAGATGGGCAAATTCACACGAAGCTCTTGGAATCTAGCGCTGGACGATTTATTGTTGAGGCTTCTATTTACAGAACAGAAGCTGACGCAAGACCGTGGACTACTGGGCTTGCTGAAGAGACCGTACAAGGTCGAGGGGTTAACGCTACTTCTGCGCTTGAGAATTGCGAGACATCTGCAATCGGTCGTGCTCTGGCTAACGCAGGATATGCCACTAAAGGTAAGCGAGCATCTAGAGAAGAGATGAGCAAGGTTGCAGAAGCCGCCAAGGTAAAGGCTAAGGTTGATGAAGTAAAGGCTAAGATGGCAGATACATCTCAGCAGTATGTCCCAGTAGCAAAGGAGAGTGATCCATGGACACAATGGGAAGCAGCACCAGTTCAGACTATGGAATCAGCAGTCGAGACGGTGAAGCAGGTACTTGGTGGCACTGCGGTGGACGAGAGTTGTGCGCATGGAGCGAGAGTCTGGAAAACTGGTACAAGCAAAGCTGGTAAGCCTTGGGGAATGTGGAAGTGCAATCCACCTCATGGAACGTCTAACTATTGCGACCCTATCTGGTACTCAATCGCAGACGATGGCTCATGGAAGCCGAGGGCTAACTGATGGGTTACGTTACATTCTTGAACCAAGATGGCGAATGGGAGCAATTTCCTAACGAAGAACAGCAAGCCAATCTGAGAGAAAACGCAAAGCTGCTAGAAGAACTGGGTTATCAGTTGATCTGCCAGTTGTGCAATAAGTTTCCTAATCGTGAGCAGATTCGTCACAGATATCTTAAACACGAATGGACTTGTGCCGATTGTGGCACAGTAAATTCTGCTGGAAAGGCATGAGCTAATCCATGTCTAACCAGAGTCGGAAGTACAGGGGCTACGCGACAGAGAGAAGCGTTGCGAAATTTCTATCGCAATGGTGGAGCGGAGCTACAGTACAGCGGGGGAACGGCAAGGATGTTGTAAACGTACCCTTTGACTGCGAAGTAAAGAGTCGCAGCACCTTCGCTCCGATGGAGTTCTTGCGTCAAGCCGCCAAAAGAGCTGCAACTTCCAATGAGTTGCCGTTTGTGGTGTGCCGTATGAATGGACAATCTGATAAGCAGGAGACCGTTCCTGAGTATCTAGCATTCATGCGGTTTGGTGACTTGGTGCAATTACTTATTAAGGCTGGATACGCTGATATTCAGACCGATTCTGATAAACTTGAACCTGAGAGATGCGCACAATGCGGATCATGGAAGTTGGTCAATGTGCCATGCAGGACGTGTAAGTAATGCAATACAACAGCGAGAACCTAAACAAGAACGACGAACAATACACACCAGCTTGGGTGTTTGAGCGTTTAGGACTTACATTCGACCTTGATGTATGCGCACCCAAAGGTGGTATAGGTCATATTCCTGCTCTGCGTCACTATTCGATTGAGGATGACGCTCTGGTTCAGCCTTGGACTGGTCGGGTATGGATGAATCCACCATATAGCAAGCCAACTCCTTGGGCTGATAAGTTCCTTGAACATGGCAATGGTATCGCACTTGTCCCAGTCACTAGGGGTCAGTGGTTTGACCGCCTTTGGGATAACGCCGATGCAGTGTGTTTAGATCTATACAACAACAAGTTTGACAGGCCTGACGGCACTAAAAACGCCATTACCTTTAGAACTATCTTCATTGCACTTGGCGCAGATAACGCTCAAGCTTTGAACAAGCTGCAACTAGGGAAAGTCCGCTAATGCCTATCTATGAGTTCGAGTGCAACAACGAGAAGTGCCAATCAAACAGCAGATATGACCAAGAGTTCTCAATAGCAGAGCCTCATGATCTCGATTGTCCGTTCTGCGGAGAGTCCATGCGAAAGGTGTATTCAAGTGTCCCAGCAGTCCATTTCAAGGGCTCAGGGTTCTATTCAACTGACAAATAAAGGAGCAACAATGAAAGTCCTCAATCTGTATGCAGGCATCGGAGGAAATCGTAAGCTATGGTCTAGTGAGCATGAAGTAACTGCTGTGGAGTATGATCCAGCGATTGCAGCTATTTATGCAGACCTTTACCCTCAGGACACTCTCATTGTGGGCGATGCTCACGAGTATCTTGCGGAGCATTTCAACGAGTTTGACTTTATATGGTCTAGCCCACCATGCCAGAGCCATAGCAGCTTTAGGCAGAACATAGGCGTTAGGTATCGAGGCGTAGAGCCCGTTTATCCAGATATGAAGCTTTATCAGGAGATTCTATTCTTGCAGGCTAACGCTAAATGTGGCTGGGTAGTTGAGAACGTTAAGCCTTACTATCAGCCGTTGATTAAGCCTACAAAGGACATGCAACGCCATTACTTCTGGGCTAACTATGAGATTCCAGATGCAGACTTTGAGAAAGATAAGATTCGCTCTGCTCAGATACCACAACTCTCAGAGCTTCACGGCTTCGATCTAACCAATTACAAGTTAGCCAATAAGCGTCAGGTATTGCGTAACTGCGTACTGCCTAAGCTCGGCTTGCATGTGTTTAATAGTTATGTGACCAACATCACTCTCATATAGTGAGATGATAGGAGAACAACATGCTCAACATATTTGACAAAGGCGGTACTCTACAGGCTAGAGCCCATCAAGGGCTCACACCGAGCCGCTTACGCGTCGCTCGGGGGGTAGCCGCCGCTATTGGGATAGCTCTATCTATTGCTTATGCACCTAGTACACAAGGCTCAATAAGACCTATTCAAAGCGTGTTTCAATTAGCAGATATACAGCTAACAGAAAAGCAAGAATACTGTCATGATCTCATTGCATTCAAGGAATCTAGTAATAACAGATATGCAGTTAATGGCTCACACCATGGTTACTATCAAGGCAGAAGCAAGGCGCTTAAAGGCGCACCTGATGACTATCAGTTCTATTGGTATTGGTCTTATGTATCACATAGATATGGGATTACGCAGTATGATGAGCCTAACTATTGTAAGGCACTACATCATCTACGAGTTAAGGGTTGGCAATGAGTAGCAAGCGCAATGACCCTAGACTCTCAAGGAAGTATAAAGAGGTAAGGCTTAAAGCCTTGGCTCGAGATGGTTATGTATGCTTCTACTGTGGTGCTGAGAACAAGGACATGACAATAGATCACATCATTCCTATTAGCGTTGCACCTGAGTTAGCTATTGATATTGAGAACATGGTTACTGCTTGTAAGCCATGCAACTCAAGCAAGGGCTCACGCTCACAGGGCGTTTTTTTAGAGCGCATGCGTACCCCCCCTGATTTTTCTGCCTTCCCCTCCCCAACGCAGTCTAAGATTCACCAAGACAGTCCATTCACAGCCAAACCAGTCCAGAACTAACCCGATGGCAGCCAAACGATCCAAAGCCCTACGAGGGGCAACTAAACCGAGACTCCAGTCGATACCTCTCAAGGGCGAGACTAAGCTCCAAGATGTAAAAGACCTTGCTGAGATAATTGGCATGCCTTTGCTACCTTGGCAGGAGTACGTTCTCAAGGACATGCTCACAGTCGATAAGGCTGGAGCGTGGGTGCGTAAGACAAACCTGCTACTTATCGCTAGACAGAACGGAAAGACTCACCTAGCCCGCATGCTTATCCTTGCCCACCTTCTAAAGTGGGATAGCAAGAACGTCCTCATCATGTCCTCGAACCGCTCTATGGCTCTGGACACCTTTCGCCAAGTCGCTCAAGTATTGGAGAACAATGACCATCTCAAGGGATTCGTTAAACAAATCCGCTACGCAAATGGAACTGAATCTATTGAAATGCTGGACGGCAGAAGGTTGGACGTTGTTGCAGCTACTAGAGACGGCTCTCGCGGAAGAACTGCGGACTTCCTATTCATCGACGAACTCCGAGAGATCAACGAAGAAGGCTACCGAGCAGCAATTCCAACGACTAGAGCGCGTCCAAATTCTCAGACGCTTCTTACCTCTAATGCAGGAGACGCTTTCAGCCTAGTCCT